GTACGGCCGCATCCGGCGGCTGTATGGCCCGGCACTCCTGAAGGAAATCCCCGAGGACGAGTCCCTGGCGGTGTTCCTCGACGAGGGGCCGGCGCTGCTGGAGCAAGCCGTTTCGCGGCGCCTCGAAAAGCTCATGAGGTGGTGATGGCAGCGAAAAAGCTGAAGCTGGATCACAGGCACACGTTGGACGGGACGACCCTTAGCACGCAGGGGATGGCGAAGGTGCTCGGCATCACCGTGCGCTGGCTCAGCGAAAAGACAAAGGACGGCACGATCCCTTCGCTGGGGCGCGGCCGCTACGACCCGATGACGGCGGTGGTCGCCTACATCGACTTCGTCAAGGTGGGGGTCGAGAAGAAGGTCGGCAGCGAAAGCCTCGATAATCTTCGGGACATGAAGGCGCAGGAGCTGCGCCTGAACATGGCGCGCAAGGACCGGCTCGTGATTGCGCTCGATGAAGCGCTCGCCGTCACCGAGGAGATGTCGGGGATTTTCGTCACTTCGCTGCAGGGCCTGCCGGCACAGATTTCAGGAGTGCCGCGCGAGCGGCAAAGGCTCGATGGCATCTTCGACAAAGAACGTCAGCGCGTCGCCGATCGTCTCGCCGAAAGGGTCGCAGCTCTTCGAGCGGGCACGTCTCATATTGACCCCTCGGCCGAGGACGACGCCAGCTGAGTGGGGCGCCAAGAACCGAGAGCACGGCCCGACGACCGGCCATCCTGGCAAGCGCAATCCGTGGCTGACGCCGTACACGATCGACGTCGGAAACGCGGTGCACGGACGCACCCACAAGCGGGTGATCTTCGTCACGTCGGCTCAGTCGGGAAAGACGGAGACGTTGCTCGACCTTCTAGGTGAGCGCCTCGACACTTCGCCGGTGCCGATCATCTGGGTGGGTCCGTCGCACAAAGCCATCACGACCCAGATGGAGCCGCGCATCACGGACTTGATGGACAACACCTGCCTCGCTGGGCTGAAGGGCCCGAAGAGCCGGCAGCGTGTCACCCGCAAGCTGGTGAACGGCGTGCCGATCCGGTTGGCGCATGGCGGATCGTCCACCGCGCTGAAGTCAGATCCCTATGGCCTCGCGATCACCGACGAGGCCGACGAGCTGATGGGCAACGTCCGGGGGCAGGGCAACCCGATCGGCCTGATCGATGCGCGCGGCGATTCCTACAACGACTTCGTCCACGTCGTGACGTCGACGCCGAGCCAAGGGGTGGCGGAGGTGGAGGAAGATCCCGAGACTGGACTGCGCTTCTGGGCGGATATCGATCCAGATGAGATAAAATCCGCAATCTGGAAGCTCTGGCAGCAGGGCAGCAAGTATCACTGGGCATGGCCCTGTCCTCACTGCAACGAATACTTCATTCCCCGCTTCGAGTGTCTTAAGTGGAAGAAGCCTAAGGACAAGGACGGCAAGGATCTGCCTTCGACCGCCGACATGGCCGCCTCAACGGCCCATATCGAATGCCCGACCTGCAGCTGTGAGATCTTCGACAACGACGAGGGGGTCACCAAGGCGTGGATGAACGAGCGCGGTGTCTATGTCGCGCGCGGGCAGCGCATCGAGGACGGCAAAGTCGTCGGCGCCCCGCCTGAAACGTGGACCCTCAGCTATTGGGCGTCGGGCTTGTGCTCACCGCTGGTGTCGTGGGGCACGCGCGCGGCGCGCTACGTCGAGGCCGTGCGCTCCGGCGACAACGCGCAGATCCAGACGGCCAAGAACTCCCAGTTCGGCGAGCTGTTCTTCCCGGGCAACGGCGAGGTGCCTGAGTGGAAGGAAGTCCAAGCCTGCGCGATCGAGGACTATGAGAGCAAGGAAGTTCCGGTCGGCGTTCGCATCCTGACGATGACGGTCGACGTGCAGAAGGACCGGCTCATCTACGTGGTGCGCGGCTGGGGAGCTTACGGCACCTCCTGGAAGGTGGAATCGGGCGAGTTGCTCGGCGAGACCGAAGACCAGGCGGTGTGGGACGCGCTGGCCGTCAAAGTCACCCAGACGTGGGATGGAATTCCGCTGAAGCTGGTGCTGATCGATTCCGGCTTCCGCCCCGGCAAGAAGTTCAACGTGCCGGTGCACCGGGTCTACGAGTTCTGCCGCAAGTTCCCGAAACTGGTGAAGCCGACGAAGGGTTCATCCTCTCCGATGCTTCGGCCGATCGTCTCGACCAAGGTCGACGTCATGGTCGGTGGCAAGGTGGTGAAGAAGAGCCTCGAGCTGCTTCGCCTCGACACCGACCACTTCAAGCAATGGGTGCAGCAGAAGGTGCGGTGGGCGAAGAACGCTCCTGGATCTTGGTATCTGCCCCGCGACGTTACCGAGGGTTATTGCCGGCAGATCGTCTCCGAGGCGCGCACGCGCGGCGTCGGGGGCAAGATCGTCTGGGCTACCCGTGGCAAAGAGAACCACTTCCTCGACTGCGAGGCTATGCAGGCCGCGTGCCTCACGCTGCTGAACCTAACCCAGCTCCGAGACGGCCCGCCACGCCGGCGCGCAGTTCGCGAAGCCCCTCCCGAACAATCGCCTCCATCAGTGACGCCACCGCCGGCACCGGCTCGAAAGCCGCGGGCTAAGCAGCGGCCGAACAGCATCTGGGGAGGCCGCAGAGAGAGTATCTGGTGATGCCCGAGGTGGAAGGCGATCTTACAACCGAGGAAAAGCGCGCGTTCCTGCGCGATCTCAAGGAGGCGTTTTATTCCGGCGTCTCGCGCGTGCGCTTCCGTGAACGCGACGTCTCCTACCGATCACTCGCTGACATGCAGAAGGTGATCGATCAGCTCGAGCACGAGGTGGGTGGTCGCCCGCGCCGCCGGTCGGTGATCCTCACAACCTTCAGTCGGGGATATCGCTGATGAACCTCCTCGACCGGGCTATCGGCTACATCAACCCCAAGGCTGGAGCAGAGCGTGCTGCCAACCGCCGAAAGATCGCCCTCCTCGAAGGCGCGCGCGGATACGAAGCTGCGTCCCTCGGACGACTCTCCCGCAACCGGCGCGTCACATCGTCTAACGCAGATGCTGCGATCGGTAAGGGCGGGCGAGCGCTCCGGGATCGCTCGCGTGATCTTGTCCGCAATAATTCGCTCGCGGCAAAGATCGTAACAGCTCACGCAAACAACATTGTCGGCTTCGGCATTACGCCGAGAGCGAATACCGGCAGTGATACAAATAACAAGAAAGTAAACGACCTTTTTACTGCTTGGTCAAAGGTGTGCATCTCCGGTCACGCCATGGATTTCCATGGCGCTGTCTATCTGATGGCTCGCCTGATGGTGCAGGACGGAGAGGGTTACGTCCGCAAGCGGCTTCGCAAGCCTGAGGACGGCCTTCCCGTCCCGCTGCAGCTGCAGATCCTCGACTCCGAGTTCTGTGACTGGGGCCGTTGCGGTGTCTCGGCAGATGCGAATACGCTCGTGCAGGGCATCGAGTTCGATCCGATCGGAAATCGGCGCGGCTATTGGATGTGGCCGCAGAATCCGAAGGCGAACATAGTCTCAGCGTTCACGGAACTGCAGAGCAAGTTCGTCCCTGCGGCGGACGTTGCTCACTTCTACGAGCCGCAGAACAACCAGGTGCACGGTGTGCCTTGGTTGTCGCCGGTCATGAACGACCTCGACGAGCTCAAGGATTATGAGACCTCCGAGAACGTTCGGAAGAAGATCGAATCCTGCATGGTCGGCATGGTGATCCCCGCCGAGGGCGACACCGATAATCCGAACATCGGCCTGACCGAACCGGCCGAGGGCCAGGAAGTAGGAGATCCAGAAGATGGCCCGCCGCCCGCAGCGGTTCGGGACATCTACGGCTTCCCCTTGGAGCGCATGGAGCCTGGGATGTTCGGCGTCCTCGCCGGCGGCAAGGACATCCGCTTCAACACGCCGGCCATTTCGGCGGGCATCGAGGCCTATATCCGGACCCGCCATCGCTGCATCGCTGCGGGTGCGCGGCTGCCCTACGAGCTTCTCACCGGCGACTTCAGCCAGTCGAACTTCGCCTCCGGTAAGCTCGGCCTGCTCGAGTACCAGCGCTTTGTGATGGTAGTGCAGTGGCACTACCTCATCCCGCAAGTCCTGCAGATCGTGTGGGATTGGTTTGTCGAGGCGGCCAAAGACGCCGGTAAGATCCCGCGCAGTTGGAACGTCGGGGTGGAGTGGAATCCCCCGGAGGTCGAGAGCATCACCCGCCTCGACGATGCCCGCGCAGATCTCCTCGAGGTGCGGATGGGCAAGCGTTCGATGCCCGAGATCATCTCTCGGACAGGGCGCGCCCCGGGGACGGTGCTCAAGGAAATCAACGACTGGAACGCCGACGTCGACAAGATGCCGACCAAGGTCGTGCTCGATTCCGACCCGCGGAAGGTCGCCAACAACGGCCAGTTCCAGATGGCGGCGGGCGACAACGGAGACGGCAATGCCGCAGGCCAACGATAAGCAGATCCGTATCCCGAAGGGCTTCGGCGCCGTCGAGGTGCGCAAAGACACCCTGGACGCAGAGGCGCGCACCGTCGAGGTGTGCTGGACCACTGGCTCCCGGGTGAAACGGTACTCCTGGGACGAGGGGTATTACATGGAAGAGCTGCTCGTGGACACCGGGGCCATCCGCCTCGAGAGGTTCTCGGCGATGTCACTCCTTGACACGCACGACAGCGAATCCATGGAGAAACGGCTCGGCACCATCGTGCCGGGCTCAGTCCGCATTGAGGGCGGGAAGGCTTACGCCCTCCTGAAGTTCTCGAAGAAGCGGCTTGCCGAAGAGATTTTCCAAGATCTGAAGGATGGGCACCCGGTGTCCATCTCGGTCGGCTACCGCATCCACAAGTACGAGAAGACCGAGGCGTCGGACGGGCAGCTGCCGGTGCTCCGCGCCATCGACTGGGAGCCGCTCGAGCTCTCTGCCGTACCGGTGCCGGCCGACGCCGGCGCTCACTCCCGGTCCGAGCCGCGAAGTGACGAGTTCGACACCGTCACGGTCCGACACGACACCCCCAGCAGCGCGGCGGTCGCCGCATCAAACGAGGGACTACCCATGAATAAGCGCGACGCCGCCAAGACCCTGAAGGGCAAGGAGCTGGACGCTCTCGCTCTCGGATCGGGCATCAGCCGCAGTGCCAACGAGACCGATGAAGCGCTC